GTTGACAGTCTCGCCCGTCTTTGCTAATGGGTAATCAAGGCGGGAAAGCCATTTTAGGGCTTTCCCGCCCATTTCAATTTTGGGAGAAGAAAGGCCCCAAAATGAACGAGTGCGGCCAAACACTTTTAGGGATTGGCCACCTTGTCCACCCATCCAGCGGGGCGGCGGGGAACGGTCAAGGCCGGGCGTCAGCCCATTCATTTCAGCCTTGACGGTTTCCTGCCGTCCTGCTACTTTTCCCGGAGTGTGGCCACACATCTGGTCACGGTGTCCAGAGCTTTGGGACTTTTTGTCCCATAGGCCGGGGGCGGAGGACGAGGGACGGGGGCTTTCATAATACGCCCTGTCTGCTGCTGAAATCAGCCCTTTGTTTCCGGCTTACCAGCCCCAAACAAAGCCCTGCTTTCCTGCCGCGTCAAATGCCCTTGCCCTCCCCGGCGGCAACGGTATTTTCAGGGCAACGCCGACAGAGCGTATAACACACTACACTTTGCTCCGCAAAGTCGTGTGCCAAATGGGGCGCTGCCCCCTTTGGAAACCCCCGCAACAAACAGGTGCTATGCACCCAGCCGGGAGCATAGCGCCGTTTGTTGTCAGCAGCCCGTTTCACGGTCTGCGTGTAGTTCCTTGTAAACTGACCTAAATGATTTATTAAATCAATACGCTATGGCACCACAGGTATCCGTGCCGAATTTCAGTCCTGGTTCAATGAGCATAGATTATACAACAGAAATAACGGCAAGCTTAAAGGGTTCCAATGCGGAATTGCTTTATGAATTAAGGCGTAATAACGATTTGCTTGAACAACTTGTTGAGAAGCCTGTGATTGATGAAACTGGTATTTACAATGCTACATGCAGGGGAGTGGCACAGCGGTATAATAGAACAGGGAAAACAGGATTTAAAGGAATAGATTGATGGAATATTGAAAAACCCCTCCCCACATGATATAGTTACATTATTATAAAAAGGGAGGGGATTATATTGAAAAAGTTAACTATGGTGTTAATGTGCTGTATGGTGCTGGTAGGATGCGAAAATAAATCGCAAAGCACATATGAATCTACCATGCAAGTCACAGATGGGGCAAAGGCAAAAGAAACAGAGAAGGAAATAGAGCAATCCCCAAGGAATTTGTATGATACGGATGAATTGGTTGTAAAAACACTAGGAGAAGTACAATTCCAAATTCCGTCTGATTGGGAAAAAGATGTAAAAGAAAATGGCGAATTTACGTACTATTACGATGATAAACTAATGTTTTCCACACAGCATTCGGAGATTGACTTTACCAATAATGAGTTAATAGAAGGGGCAGAAGGATATGTTAACGGGCTAAAGAGTGGTTTTGACCAATGCGAAGAAGAACGGATAAATATGATAGATGTTTCAGAAACGGAAGCGATTGAATTTTTGGCAAAAGTAACTGTTGGTAAGAAGAACATGGACATTAAAATACTGACATTCTGCCACAGTGGAAACATTTATGTGTTTGCCTTTTATGTTGATGCAGGTTCTAAAAAAGATTACATTGCTGAATATGAAAGTTTTAAGGAAAGTATTTTGATACAGGATAATAATGCGGAAATTATAAAAGAATCTGATGGCATAAATGAGTTGTTCGAAGGGTTTAAACAGAATATTATTGACTCTGCAAAGAATCTCGGAAGTACAGACATAGAAAAACAAATGTACTATGATAATTTGATTGCATCATTACCTTACGTTAGGGTTTTAACAGAAGAAACATGGAATAATAGTGATGAGTTTAATAAATTCCTTTTAGCAATAGGGTATTTCTATACACATTATGATACTGGGACTAAGGGACATGAAATAGGTGAGCAAGGATTTCTTATAGCAGAAGCATTAATGGCTCAAGGAAATGTTGATATTGAAGAAGCAGTTCTGCATATTGAAGAGTTACTTTCAAAATCAGAAAATGATTTGTCATTATCTATCACTAATTCAGAGGAAATTGTTGAACATGTAGATAAAAATAGTGAAAATACAGAACCCATTCAATTGATAACGGGGATGTATGTGGTAGGAGAAGATATCCCAGCTGGAAAATATGATATTGTTGGCATTGAGGAAGGAAGCGTTTATGTGAATAGTCCGGGCAAAAGTTACGGGGACATCGTTAGTGAGAGAATCAAGCCAGGGGAAACAATATATGCGAATGTACGACTTGAAGATGGCTGTACGGTGGAAGTGGTTTTAGGGGGCAAAATACAGCTACAACTTAAATAATTCTGAGGAGATTTAATTGAAGCAAAGAAGTAGTCTGATTCGTTAATGGGGTGCCAGGCTATCACCCCTACTCAAAAAGAACGCCCCTCAATGAAGGACGTTCTTTTCTTCGCTATGCTTTTACCCTGGTCTGTTCCAGTGCCTGTATTTCTGCCAAAATGCCTTGTAAGCCGGGACTGTCATTATTCGATTTTTTCATATCATGCATCAGGGCGGCCTCAATGAATCTCAGATTTAAACGCTGGCTCTTTCTTTGTTACCCAATGTTTATTTTATGATAAGTAGCAATTTAGAATCATTAGAGGTCCAAATATCTAACCAATGGACTGAAATTTTTAGAGGTTTACCTAATCAAGTATCTAATATTGATTTATCCGCATATACAGAATTCCGTATGCTTTTATTCGCATCTACAATAATAGGTGGTTGGCGTGTTTTCCCGGTCAACAGCCCCGGAACTTATGTAAGCATTAATTATTATCAGTCGGCCGGTGTGAACTACGAAGCAACGTTTAACTTAATTGATGGCATCTTAGGATATAAAACTTTTACGGGTAATACTTGGGGTGGTACTACATTTACATTGATTATTCAAGCAAAATAATCATTATGTAGAATATGGAACAAGGCGAGTTCGTGATGTAAAGTAAGCATTACTGGATGCACCTAGTTCAACTATATCCCCTTGTTTAACCTGTGCCGAAAAAACGATAGCACCATTTGTTGAAGAGGACGCACCATTATCTCTCCAGTTGGCAAGCATGACCCCTGAAATCGATGCCGATACACTTCCACTACTTGATATACTTGATGCCACAAGATATAACATACCATCGACAGGGATAGTGTATGTTGTATTACTTATTACATTAGCAGCAAAGGGCTGTAAAGCATTTGTGTAATCAAGCTTTCCGTATTTAGGTTGCCTAACCAACTCTTCTAAATTGCTACTTTAACCGAGTTTAATTCATTTTCTGGGTAAATTCTTTGGAGTCATCTTCTTTTTGAATTTTATTGAAAATTTCCATGGACGAACTACATTTATTTCCAATTCGGTTATATCAGAACTTCTAAGGGCACAGAGTATAGTAATTAGAATTAAAACTATTAAGGCCAACCCTAAAATAAGTATTATCATTGATGCGCCTCCCTGATAAAGTATTATTTGTAAATAAGATGTATGAATTTTACTGTAAATAGGGCGGTGTAATCAATAATAAGAATAAGAAAGAATAAGAAGAGTTTTACATGTTTGAAAAATATTGTATAGATGCGAGAATTATTCGTATATAATCTGACTAAAACAAAAAAGAACATATATAGTCATGCAACAATAACTGAATATGCTTAGATATCTTGAATTAAAAACATGAAAGACATCAGAATTAAAAAGGAACCGGCAGTTGATTTTGCTCCATTAACGATAGTAAAGCAATCATTGGAAAATGCAAAAACTGATAATGTCCTATATCATGCAGTAGACCAGCGATTATCCCCCTAAAATGTCATTCTTAGACATGTCAAAGGGATTGTCAGAATATTTCTATTATAAAGAAGTTTCATAATTTTCATAAAAATATGTGGTAAAATTTATAGTGAGAGAAGTATGATAACACCTGGGCAATCCTGGGTGTTTTTGTTTGTGAAGAGGGGATGATTATGGCTTTTGAAGGATGGCTATTAAAAATAAATGGAATAGCGTTTCCTACCAGACTTATTGCGGCTGAATCCTTAAAAATCACTCCAGACCAAATAATGGATTTAGACCCATATAGGGATGCGAATGGAGAACTTCATCGAAATGCTCTTCCGCATACTGCTACATCAATAGAATTCACAACAATTGCTTTGTATTTGAAAGATATAGAAATACTAAATACCTTCTTACCGCATGACAGTAGGGTGAGATGTGAAGTCGAATATTGGAATCCCAATACGTCCTCGTATGTTTCGGGGGCGTTTTATATTGCCGATGTACCATATGAATTTTATATGGTTGATGAAGAGAAAAAGGAGATTCTGTACAAACCAATTAAGGTGACATTCACAGAATATTAGGTGGTGATAATCAATGCTGGATATTCCGGAGAGCATAAAGAGTTTATTTAAGGCTGACAACATAACAAAGGACACACAGAGACATTTGAAATTGTATTTTTACAATGAAGATGTACAATTGTTATTTCCGGATGAATCTCTGTATCCTTCTGATGAATTGTTTCCAATAGACCAAGAACCATGTTATGTGATAGATAATGAACAGGTGCTTACAGAAGCATTGACAATCACTGAAGGCTTATGTGAAAGTGATGATTTGAAATTTGGAGAGTGTAATGCTACACAGTTTGAAATCACCGTGGCAGATGTATTGATTGACCTTACCGGCAAAGAATTCATGTTCACTGTTGAAATTGGCGGATACGAAATGGCCATGGGAATTTATCGGGTAAAAAGTTTTATAAGGTTGGAATCGGACCGCAGGAAAAAGAAAATCACCGCCTACAATCGAATGAGAAAATTTCAAACTGATGTCGCTTCATGGTATCAAGGACTGACTTTCCCAATGACGCTAAAATCTTTCAGGGATTCATTATGCGGGCATATCGGAATTGGGCAGGTTGATGTGTCTTTACCACTTGATGACATGTCAATTACAAAGACAATTGAGCCGGAGCAATTGAGTGGATTGAAAGTGTTACAGGCCATATGTGAAATTAATGGGCGTTTCGGACAGGTAGATAAGACAGGGAGAGTAAAATACGTTTCACTTGAGAATGCAAGTCTATTCCCTGCTGAAGATTTATTTCCGGATGAGGATTTATTTCCATCCCAGATGTCGCAGGGAGAGACACTATCTTTTTATAAACAGTCAGAAACCAGTTATGAAGATTATACAGTGAGGCCGATTGATAAGGTCCAGATACGTCAAGAGGAGGGCGATGTTGGTGGATGGTCGCATGAGGAGGGTACAAATTGCTATGTAGTGCAAGGGAATTTTCTGGTATATGGTAAATCAAGTGAAGAATTAAATGAAATTGCAGATGTTGTTTATACCCAGATAAGTGGGCGCTTGTATAGACCATGTAAAATAGCTGGTCCAGCACTTCCTTGGGTTGAAGTAGGGGATGGTATTGTCTGTTATACGACAGATGATGTAATTGAAACCTATTGCCTAAAGCGGACGTTAAAAGGTATACAAGGAATGATGGATACCTATGAAGCTAAAGGAAGCCTTGAACTGGAAGAAACCTCAGGTATTCGTTCAGAGATTATTCAGCTAGAGGGAAAAGCAGCTGTAATAAAAAAATCAGTCGAGGAAGTATCGGTTAAAGTAACCGACTTAAAAGAATATGCTGAAGCTCAATTCAAAGTGGTATCTAATGAAATCACTGCTGAAGTTAAGCGTGCACAGGACGCAGAAGCCTCTTTATCTGTAAAGGCTGATGAAATAGCTCTGCGTGTTGACGAGAAAGTTTCAAAAGGTGAAGTTACAAGCCAACTGAATTCAGAACTGAAAATAACTGGAAATAGGATAGAGTTAACTACAGGGAATTTTATCATTACTGCAAACAATTTAACGGTTGATGAAAGTGGTAATGCTAACTTTTCAGGCAATATTAATGGTGCTTCCTTTGTTGGTGGTAGCATCAATATTGGTAATGGGAAGTTCAAGGTCAATACATCTGGAATTGTTGAAGCCACGGACGCGATAATAAAGGCTGCAACGTTCAATGCAACAGGAATTATATATGCAGAAAGAGGAATTGTGTGTAATGGAGAAGTAGAGGCAGACACAGGCTCTTTTGAAGATGTTAATGCAAAGGGTATATATTGTACTGGTACAGTATATGGCGCTGATTGGCAGTATATTTCAGATGGAAGATGTAAGGAGAATATTCAAAAAATCAGTCCTAAGGAATGTTATGAAATTATCTCCAGATTGCAACCGGTAGCCTATAAGCTTATAGGCAGTGATATTCATAGCGTAGGGTTCATTGCGCAAGATGTGAAAACGGTATTGTTGGAATTAGGGCTTGATTATACATTGGTCGGATACAGTGAAAGGCAAGGAATGTATACATTGCCATATGGTAACTATGTAGCAATTCTTACTGGAGCAGTGCAGTATCTGGATTTGAGGTGGACAAATGGATATGAAAAAAAGTGAAGAATTAGTTGTATATCGAAAAAAGGACATAGAGACCATTGTTGGTTTTATTGATAGTCTTGAATGTAAAGGCATAGCGGCAGCACGAAAGATTGGACTTTTAGCCAGTATACTAGAATCAGGGAAACCTATTAAAGACTACATAAAACAGGCGGAAAAGGAGAGTGATGGATAATGGCATATCAACCGTTCTATGAAATAACAGATTGGCAAAATCTTCCGTCACAGAAAACCCCCATAAACCGGAAGAATCTATCCCATGCGGAAAATGGTATAAAAGAGGCGGATAACCGGATTGTTCAGCTGGATTCTAAAAAGGCGGAATTATCGCTGGTGAACCTCCTGGTGCGTTCAATTGTGGTAGACGCTAAAACAGGCGTTATTACCGTTACCCAACAAAATGGAACTGTTACCACATACGATTTGGACATTGAGAAGGTAATCGCTAATTTCGATATTACAGATGATAATGTTCTGATTTTGACTCTAGCAGATGGTACAACCAAGGAAGTTGATTTGACCAAATTCGTCAACACTTTCTCCAGCACGGCAACCATTTCAATGTCGATGAAGGCTCGTGTAGTAACTGCGGAGATTATTGACGGTTCCGTGACAATGGATAAATTGGATGCGGCAATTCAAGGAGAATTTCGCCAGTATATGTTGGACGCCCAATCAGCCCGTGATTCTGCTTTACAGTATCAGAAATTTGCGAAACGGTATGCCAAAGGAGATGCTGAGTTTGAGGGAAGCGAAATAGACAACGCTAAATATTACTATGAACAGGCAAAAGTATATGCGGCGGAATCTACAACAAACGCACATATGGTGACTGAAAAGGCAGAAACGGCCACGGAGCAGGCAGTGATTGCTACCCAGAAAGCGACCAATGCTTCAGCTTCTGCAAATAATGCAGCGGCTGACGCTCAGATAGCAACACAAAAGGCGGAAGTGGCAACTCAGCAGGCCCAGGTGGCAACGGAGAAAGCCCAAGCTGCTTCAACCAGTGAATCAAATGCGATTGAACAAGCACAGGCGGCATCAGATAGCGCATTACTTTCTAAGCGGTATGCTGTTGGTGGCGTGATAGCGGAAGATACACAAGACAATGCTGGTTGGTATTATCAGCAATGTAAATCAATTAAGGCAGAAGTCGAGGCTACAGCTGATTTAGTTATTCCGCGATTTTATATAGATTTCACAACTGGTAAATTGATGAGTGATAAGGCAGCACAGGGAATGCGTTTTTGGATTGAAAACGGCAAATTTTATGGAGAAACGGAGGCGACAGTATAATGGCTGTAGAATATGGAACGATTGCAGTGGTTCCTATGGGGACATGGGAGGATTCAAAAGATTACGATGTGGGAAACTTGGTTGAGCTGGACGGGAGTAGCTACGTTGCAAAGGTAAAGCCTCCTGTTGGTATGTTGCCTACGGATACAGCCTATTGGCAGATATCTGCAAAAGGTGCAAGTAAGGCGACGGTTGATATTGCCGGCGTGGTGAAGCCTGATGGTGTGACTACAGAGGTAGATGCAAATGCTTCTTTATCTGTAAAAAAGGCTACACAATCAACCGTTGGAATTGTAAAGGGAAGTGACGATATTAAAGTGGGAGCAGATGGAAGCATTGATGTTGATACGACCTTTACACAGGCAACAGAGTTGGCAAATATTATTGCTGGTGAGGCAATTGCATCTGTGCTGGGAAAGGTATCCAAGGCAATTGCTATTACAATGAGCCTAGACCAGAATGCTTTGCTGAAGAATATGCTAACAAGTATTGATGGAAACAGTTCGGAAAAAGTACCAACACAGGCGTATATTCATACATTGGTTGAACGGATTGGAATGGGGACAGAATTGACCGCCGGAGCTAATTTGACGGAAGTAGCAAATGAGTTAAGTAGCAATTTAAAAGGAAAATTAGGCTGTCCAGACTACGAGCATATAACTACCCTAAACATCAATGTGAACAACTCCATTCCTGCTAATGGATATATTTCAGGACGCTTTGGCGGCGGTGGCGGTACCCGTTATTATGTATACATCAACAATAAAAGCGTGACTGGAGGGTTTGTATCACAGTCAAATAATTCACTTCCGTTTTTCCTTCCAGTCAACAAAGGGGATATCGTTAAGGTTGACGGTTTGGACGGGAACTATGCTGAAGTTAAGTTCATTCCGTACAAATAATCATTTTATACCAAAGGCGTACATACTACTAAGTACTGGAGCTTTACTGTCATAGCCAACAAATTTTATAACATCACCCTTACGAATTACAAAGTAAACGGGTAAAGAAGTATTGGAATCTGCGTCGCTATTGGCCCAATATATAGCTACTTTAAATATTTAAAACCAAGATTACTTTATCAACTGACCTTTTACAAGGTCTTATTTTTATGCATAGAAGGGAGAAAAAATAAATCATGATTAACTATGCAAAGGCTAAATTAGCCAATGAAAGTATCTATGAAATTGTTCCTGGAGGTCTCAGGGAGAACGCAGACAAAAGCAAACTGACGATTATTGCTCTTCTGGGAAATAGAACATTGTCGGCGGTGGATAGTGAAACCGATGTAGCAGCGAACGTAACAACCATCATTATTCTTGATAGCGCCGGTGAAGAGACAGACATTAAGAAGGGGTACAAGTACCAGCTTGGATGTAAAAAGCAGAAAGGCTATGTGGTCGGCAGGGAGTCAGTTGATACAGGGACTGTGGACGCAGACGGCAACGCTATTATCGAGTATCAGGATGTGACTGCTACGGTGGTAATTATCGAGCTGGTAACAGGTGATGTCCGGGCAGAACTGGACGAAACTAATAAGGAAGTTTCCGAGTTGAATGCAACTGTTGATGCATTAGTAGTGGCAAGTTTGGAGGGATAGAAAATGTATGAGAGATTGAAAAGGTTATATGTTTTCGGGAAACTGACAGCGGTCGGTTTGGCTAATGCCGTAATCAAGGGATGGATTACTGAAGCGCAGAAGCAGGAAATTATGGCGGAAAAATAATATAGATTGGAGGTGCCATTATGAACGAGACGGACATTGCAGTAAAGCTGGAAAATCACGACCAGCAGATAAAATCCCTGAAACACCGCATGGAGGAACAGGAAGAGCAGAGTAAGACCATACAGGAATTGGTTTTGTCGGTTAAGGAATTGGCATTGAACATGCAGACTATGATTGAGGTACAGGGAAAGCAAGGGGACAGGCTGGCAAAATTGGAAGCGGCACCGGCAGAGCAGTGGAGCAGTATGAAACGAACAATCTTTAACACAATGGTAGGGGCAATGGCAGGGGCACTTGCTACTGGCTTAATTTATATTATGGCTCAATACATAAAGTGAGGTGAGACAAAATGAAGGAAAAGTTTGCAAAATTAATTGATGTGAAAAGCCTTATGACACTGGCTCTGACAGGAGGCTTTATTGGGCTTACCTGTACTGGCGAGATTTCCGGTGAGCAGTTCCTGACGATTTTTACCATGATTGTCGGTTTTTATTTTGGAACTCAGTCAGAAAAAAGCAAGCTGAAGTAGAAAGGCGGTGGTCCAATATCTTCCGCCGCGGGGTTAAGCGGACGTTGCGATATCGCAACTTGTGACGTCACAACTTTTCATGGCCTGGGAATAGTCCCGGGCCTTATTTTTTTGATTGGAGGATTTATGAAATCAATAGATAAATTACTGAATGTTGCAAAGAATGAGATTGGATATCTGGAGAAACGTAGTAACAGCCAGCTTGACAGTAAGACCGCGAATGCTGGCAGCAGCAATTACACCAAGTATGCCAGGGACTTGTACCCATCTCTCCAGGGGCAGCCGTGGTGTGACATGTTTGTAGACTGGTGCTTTGTGCAGGCTTTTGGCCGGGTAGCGGCGCAGCAGCTTCTGGGTGGTGGATTCTCCGCCTACACCCCTACATCGGCTCAGTATTATAAAACCAAGGGACAGTATCACAAGGACAGCCCACAGCCGGGGGACCAGATATTTTTTAAAAACTCCCAGCGCATCTGTCATACAGGCATCGTCTATGAGGTCACCATGACCAAGGTTAGGACCATTGAGGGCAACACCAGTGACGGCAGCGAGGTGGTTGCCAATGGCGGAGCAGTATGCTGTAAGGAGTACTGCTTAAATAACAGCAGGATAGACGGATATGGACGCCCTGACTGGTCACTGGTAGAGCAGCCGGAGTATGAGGTGGGCTGGCACCATGATAGTAATGGCTGGTGGTATGCATACAGCACCACAGAGTATTACAAGGAGTGTTGGCAGATTATAAACCATCATAAGTATTATTTCAATCCTGACGGATACGCACTCACTAATTGGCATGTAATTGATGGCAAGGATTACTATTTTGAGCCACGGGCTGGGCATCCGTTGGAATGCGCTATGTATGTAGCGCCAGATGGGGAGCAGTACATAGGTGAGTTTTGAGTTGAAAAAGGACCATCGAATTGCATTGGTGGTCCGGATATGTTATAATTAATTTTGAATCGGGGGAGCGGTGGCAAGCCCGCCCTCCCTTGGTTCATTCCCTTAAGCCTATTCAGTAGGCTTATTTTTTTGCTGTGGTTTGTACTGTTCCTCTCCGGTTTCGATGTATAGAATAAAATCGTTTATATCCTTTTCATCCCACCCGGCATTTCTCAGTCCTAATATTAATCTTGCTGTTTCCGACATGTTCACGTTCATGCGTTCCTCCTCTCCCCGGCTTGCCCCGGCCATTCATTAAGGTTTTGTTTCTTCCTTAACTATATTTAGCATACCCTATTATTAGGATATTGTCAATAGTTTTAATAGTATTTTATTTTTTCCTCATCAGTCGGAATAACCTCTATAATATCCCCTGGTTGCTTTCTACACATAAGGCATATTTTATTCAGTGTTTCGAGTGTAATTGATTTTCCAGCCTTTATATTACTCATAGTTTGCTTAGGTAGCAGATTTTCTCGCTGTATTTTTGTCTGATTAAAACCATGCTTCTTCATTTCTTCAAATACATCTATCTTATATCTCACCATATCATCACCTCCTATTATGTATCTTATCATATGAGCGAAATATGTCAATAAAAAATATTCTAAAATTAGGTTAAAACCATCTTGACATTACCCTAATAATAGGATATACTGTAGTTAGAAGTTAAGAGAACGGAAAACAAAAACAGGAGGAAATCAAGATGAAATATAACTTATCTGCAATCATGAAAAGGGCATGGGAACTGTTTAATCAGCTTAAAGGATTTTTGTCAAGCAGAACTTTTGGAGACTGTCTTAGAGCAGCATGGGCCGAAGCAAAAAAGTCCATTTCCAAACCAGCAGAAATTACCCTTGAAACCATCAAGGCCGCGGCCCACAAACTGGTTGCATCAGGTGAGTATGAATTGATCTCTTACAAAGAGTGGAACGGACATGGCCGGAGCCGCATCTATATCAAGGCCATGCGTCATACTTTGGCGGGTAACATAAGAGTTGCTGATTGCGGTTACTGGGATAACAACGATAGCAAGTATGTGGCACAAGCGGTTGATTTATTGGCATAGTTAATTACGCCGTCCTCTGGCGGTTTCCAGGGGAGAAAGTGAGGATAACATATGAAAATAGTTAGTAGAGAAGAAATAACCAGAACAATCAAAAGGGAATGTGCTGAGGCACGGGAATGGTGTCGCCAGGGTCATGGTCGATACCACCAAATGATGATAAATACGGATGATGCAAGTATCTGGTCTGATAATTTTATGTCTGAAAACGATTGGAAGGTATACAGATCAGCCAGCATCCATGCTCTCGACTATATTCCTGGCTATGCACGGGAGACAGAAGCCGGATACATAGATGACGCAGTCAGACTATTAAAGGCTGCTGGATGGGACATAACGGAATAAGCGGCTGCATGACCGACCAAAGCACATTGCAACCGCTACCCGTTATTAGGCGGCTATATTATATCATGGCCGCCTCTTTAATACAAGGAGGCAGAAATGAAAAAAGATATTAGAAAGACAGCAGCTATTTATATTAGAGTAAGCACATTGGACCAGGCCAGGGAGGGATACTCCTTGGAGGCTCAGGAGGAGGCGCTTCGTAAGTGGTGCAGGGAACATGGATATGAGGTATACGATTTATATGCTGACAAGGGTATCAGCGCTAAGGATATGGAGCATAGGCCTGACCTACAGCGGCTAATGAAGGATGCCAGAGCAGGCTATTTTAATATGGTTGTGTTCTGGGCGCTCAGCCGATTTACTCGTAGTGTGATTGACCTCTATGATACGATGACGAAGTTTAGGGAGTGGGAGATAGCCATGATGTCCTTTACAGAATCGTTTGATACATCTACGCCGATGGGACGAGCTATGATAGGGATTGTAGGCGTATTTGCGCAACTGGAACGGGAGCTGACCGGAGAGCGGGTGAGGGCCGCAATGGCCGTAAGAGCTGCCAAAGGCAAGCGGACATGCAGCGAGATACTGGGATATGACCTGGACGGAAAGGACAGTTTTAAAATCAATAGAAGAGAGGCGGAGTATGTCCGATACTGCTTTGATGCATATCTGGAACGCAAGAATCTGCTGGAAGTAGCAGCAATGTGCCGGGAAAGAGGTTATCGCGGTAAGCGCGGCAAGGAGCCGAATGCATGGACTGTACATGTAATACTTACCCGCCCACAGTACTGCGGTTACAATACGTTCTGCGGGCAGCTGTATAAAGGGATACACGAACCGATTATACCTGTGGAGCAATACAATCGGGTACAAGCCCTCCTGCGAAGGCAGGGAAGGAATACAGGACGGATAAGGATACATGAGATTATAAATATCCCAAACTAAAGAAAGTTAAGGGCGGGTACCGGAATACCGGGCCCGCTCTATTTTTCGATGCATTCTGATGCTGCTTTGTCAAATCTTAATCCTTTAAATACCGGCTGCCGCATCCCTCCAGATTTGGTATGATGCATAAACTTTACAATGCATACAAGGTCTGGAGAGAGCCATACGGCCCGGTCATTGCCGTGGCCTGCCGGATATGCGATAAATGGGGCAGATAGAAGCGTGGGATGTCTGGAGATGATATCAAACGCCTGCCCACTGACACCCATGGTAACATGTCCTTTATAGATTAATGTATTACCCCGGTACTGTCCCAGGACAATGCTGGTCATGTGATTGCTTTTAAGGATATAGCCGCATACCACGTAATCCTCCTCCATCATAACCTTCATTTTTATCCAATCCGTTGTCCGCTTGTCCTGAATATAGATACTATCCTTAACCTTTGCGACTATCCCTTCTAGCTCCCTCTCCGCAGCAAAATTAAACAGGGGAGTGCCTTGCCCCTCCACATAGCGCGAGATAGCCATGCGGGGGCCATCCGTAATAGATTTGTCAAGTAAGGCTTTGCGTTCCATTAATGGTAAGAGCATGGTTTCTTGACAGTCATAGTACAGGACATCAAAAGCCGAAAAAGTAGCAGGATTATGTTTGGAATCCAATTCAATTTTAAATCGGTCTGACATAAGGCTGCGGCGTTGAATCAAGGAGAAATCAGGACGGCTATCTTTTAAGATAAAAAGCTCACCATCCAAAATGCAACGTTTTTTGACTTGCTTACTGATTACTGCCAGCTCTGGCACTTTGGATAGCATACGGACGTTACGTTTGTTACGTAATTCAGGCGGCCTTCCTGGTTCCAAATAGGCCACACACCGTTCCCCGTCCCATTTTAACTCATATATATAATTTGGGTCATCAAATGGCGCCATCTCTTTTCCAATTAGCATTGGTTTGATATTTTTACTGTCAAAAAGGTCCATCATGCCGTTGCGGCCTTTTTCCGCGGCTTACGTTTGGTCGGTGGTTTATTGTCTGATACCTGTGCAAGACTACGTTGCAAAGCATCCATGATATCTATAACATTATCCTGATGCTCTGCCGGGGCATTAACGATTTCCTGTCCATTTATCTTTGCCTCTATTATCTGTCTCAGTCTTATCTGGTATTCATCGTGATATAGCTCCGGCTCAAACTCTTTGTCCATGGAGTTAATAAGCATTTTTGCCATATCCAGTTCTTGCTGCTGCAATTCGGGGTGCGCCGGTTCCTTTGGGATTTCCTTCACCTCATCCGCGAAAAATAGGGTTTCCACAAGCATTCCCTTTGGCGTGGGAATTAGACACAGTAGCTTTTCGGATTGCCCCATTACAGTCTTAGCTATTGCCACCTTACCCTCATCTAACATGGCCTTGCGGAGTAATTCATAGGCTTTGTCTCCACCAGCTTCAACAATTGCATGATAAGTTTTGTCAAAATAAATAGGACGTATATTTTTTATATCTGTAAAATGCAAAATCTGTATGGTTTTATCCTTCTCAGTTTTCGCCTTCTCAAAATCTGTGTCGGTCATAGTTACATACTGACCAGGTGCAAACTCAAAGCCTTTGACAATATCCTGAGTGCCTACTTCTTTCCCACAGTTGGCACAGACTTTTTTATACTTGACTCTTGACCCATCCTCCTTGCATAACTGGTTAAAATGGATGTCATTATCCTGCGTGGCCGTGTGTAACGCCACAGGGATGTGTACAAGGCCAAAACTGATTGCCCCTTTATGCGCTGCTGGCATATAATCACCTCTCTCTTTTTTAGGTGTAGTATGTCCAGTTAATTTAAGATATATCACATAGCCATTGATGATGAGTTACTGACAGTCATAGTCCAAAATCCCAGTAGCGCATAATAATTTAGACCAATCTCATGGCGCTGATTTTTACATGATACAGTACAACGGTATTGGGCATATTCGCGGTATTTGTCCGGTTTTTTCGTGCAGATATAGTTTTCGATTTTATAGCATGGCGCATCTTTATCGAGTGAGAGCTTAAGCCATAGGGGTTGAGTATCTCCGTCAGTATTAAAAGATGCGATAACATAGACACGTTTTGTCATTTACACTCACTCCTTTAGTTTCATTATACGAACATATGTTCTTTTTGTAAAGGGGTGAAATCTTACCATTTTATCGACCTTACCAATTCAGATGTTGTGGGGTATAATATGGCTATCTATTAATTCTAGGAGGTATTCTATGATTCAAGACACTTTCGTTATTTATAGTTCACGTAGAGCAGCAGCAGACATGTTTGAGGCCATTAATCTTATTCCAGAGCAAATGAATTTTCATGGCCTATATTATGTGGACGAAGAGACAGCGGCTGCCAACCTGGAGATGGCAGCCTTACACGCTATATTGATGACGGGGTATGAAATTATGTAGTGATAATGCATTTCCCGCAGTCCCTCACAACGCCGCATATTAATGCATCTTCTTTTACATAACAGTATCCCCCACACTTACAGGTGCATTTCCAGATTCTTTGGTCTTTGCTTTTCCAGGACCATTTTGTCGTGAGACTTCCAAACGTCATTTCTGGTATTACTTTCATATGTATCAGCTCCTTCCAGTTTATTATATCATTGCATTTATTTTCCACAACTGGTATATATTTCCAGTGGTATTTTGGGTCTAAAGTGGTATATTCGTATTTATGAAGATACTGCTTGACGAACTCATGCAAAAGAGAAGATTGACAGAGCGTCAGGTCAGCATCATGACAGGGTTGTCCCCGTCTACGGTGCATGAAATACGGAAAGGGGCCATGCCGCGAGTGGACACCCTGGAACTGCTGGCAAGAGGCTTGAAGGTGAAATTTTATGACCTTCTTGAGACCGACTGCCTATAAAATTAAATAGGTGCTCGGAATTCCGAGCAAAGCGGAGGGAAAATCAAGGAGCTGCGTTATCCAATTAAAGACAAGAATATATTTATAAAGGAGGGCGCAGTTATGGTATTTATAAGGGGTGTAATGGATACGGATATACGCAAATCTCTAATATTTTTATAGGTGAATCTACCTTATACTAAGGAGAAAATTATATGACATATCCAATAGACGAGGACAAGTTTGTCAATATATGTATGAAAGAAATAGGCGAGCATGATGAAGTTGACGAGAAGGTGGCTCGAGCGGTTGTTACTACTCTTAATTGGGTCCAATACAAATGGGGAGATGTCAGCAATCGGAAAAAAGCTGATACTAATAATAGTTAAAAAGTGTCGTTGATTGTAAAGATGTATTCAAGATAATTGTAAACGGTTAGTCACAAGTTAGTCACAAAATTTTTAAAAACAACGTAAAAACGTTGGTTTGAAGACACTACTTTGTAATTAATACTTATCCTCCCCTTTTTAAATCAGCTCCGGCACCAGTGGCGTGCCGTGGCTGATTTTTTAAACACAGGGGCTTTGCCGGGGCGGAGATTTTTGATACTGTATATCTGATACATGTTTCCCACTGTCATGGTACATACTATCCCAGAGGTGATGAAAATGAAACAGGGAGAGCAGAAATCCACAAAGGAACTGGAAGAGCAGGCAAAGAATGTAGAGACATTCAATCCCAGATGGCACGGTGGCGAGTATCTGGGGCCTAACACACTGAGACAGAAAGCAGACACTGAGGTTTATGGGAAAATGGAAGAGGAGCCGTAGGGCTTCTCTTTTTTGGGCTTGGGACTGTCAAAACCTGTTCAGCTTAATATACTGATAGTAAGACAAGTAACAGGAGGAAAGTGTGTATGCAGATAACGGATTATGTAAAGCCGGAGTTAATTGTGGTGGCTCTTGTGCTGTATTTTGTGGGCATGTGGATTAAGCAGAGTGAGGCGGTGAAGGACAGATATATCCCCTTAATCAACGGCGGCCTGGGAATTGTCATATGCGGGATTTATGTGCTTGCCACAAGTACATGCCGGTCTGGGCAGGAAATTTTCATGGCAATATTTACCGCCATAACCCAGGGAATCCTGCTGGCAGGGCTGAGCACGTATGTCAATCAAATCATAAAGCAGATAGGCAGGGAGGAATAGAAGGGGGAATCCATGGAGTATCACTGTTCTGAATCTGTTTTAAGATATGTGGACCTGCAATGAATGCGCTATGTCTGAATAAGATATTGTAAAAGGCTGCGGGTATTAATATGACAACAGAGCAGTATATTATCACATTTTTTGGGATTGATACAAAATATTACACAGACGACTTTGTGGGAAGATGCTGGGAAATGGCTGCGGACGAGGAGTACGGCTCCACAGGAGTCTATGTCACCGGGACAGTGACAACACACAGCTTGATATGCGGTGAGATACGCGGCTGCCAACTGGGGAAAGTAGGACATTGTGTCTCTGCTGTCAGGAACCCGGTGGAGGTGGCTGATAGCGGAACCTATAAGAAGTCGCTCATAAATGTTATAAACAGGACAAGAAGTTTGCTGGATAACCCCAATATGAGTATTATCATCAATGAGGTGGAGTATTTTTATTTTTGTCAGATATAA